GGTTCGTTTGTTGGGGCATAATTCTTTAGAACTGCAAAATAACTTTTATGTCTTCCTTTTGGTTTGACGATCTTGTTATAGATGGTCTATTGTCAACGTAAATTATATTACCAGAATGTTTTTTAACCTCTGGATTGGCAACACCATTTGTAAAGGTTTGGCCAAGATAGTATGTACGATTATTTATTACCGTAGATATACCTGTAAAGGTATCATCAATAGTAAGATTTACCCCCGTTGTTGGTATAATTGTTAGTTGTCCTCCAGTTCCGGGTGATGATGTAAACTCATTGAGGTTAAATCCGTATTGGGGTTGAGTTTGTGCAACTCCAACAGTGCTAAATCCAGCAAGAGATCTATCTTGCCAATACTTAAGAACACCAGTATTTTGGTCATAACTTACAACTCTACCAGCAGATGTTGTGCCAGTTGATATTGTTTGAGTAAAATAAGAGTCTGCAGTAAATGTAGCAGTGCTGTACCCAGATCCTACTAATTTAAGTGCTCCAAGGGCACTTACTTTGTCTGAGGATAATAAAGTTGTTGATCCAAATTGTTGTGGATTTTCTACGACTCCAACTCTAGCAATCTGGTTTCCAGTTATAAAATCTGGATTACTGTTATCATTTTCAATTCTAGAATAAAGAAGAACATTGTAAGCTCCAAGTTCTCTATAAATGTCTGCACCATGCCCACCTTGAGGGGGGATAATAACATTAAACTCAGGTCTTGTTGTTCCTGTTGGAACTCCACCAGATACAATATCAACGTTGCCATAAGTATAACCAGATCCTTGATTTGAAATAGTTATAGAACTAACTTGCTGATTTCCATCAATAGTTATTGTACACTCTGCATTAGAACCATCACCTCTAATTGGAACAGAAGTGTAAGTAGAATTTGCTGTTCCTAGACCAACACCTCTATTAACGATAGTTGCAATTTTTATAGATCCATCAACGGAATTATCTCTAACAGATGCATTGTCTGTTGATGTCTCCCAATCAGTTGGGACTGGCATGTAATCAGTGGACTCAAATTTTGCAACATCACTTGGTTTTATTGTATACAGATATTTCCAAACATATCCATCACCACTCGTTCCTGCAGATCTTGGTTCCAAATCAGTAAAGACTGGTTCATCGAGAGAAGGTTTCCCCGATGAATTATCTGGATCTATTCCATTTTGCAAGCAAATATAAACCCTAAAATCACTATTCATGACAAAATAATTTGCAGAATATAGTGATGTTGAACCAGAAACTACTGCAGTATTGGATCTGCTATAATCATGTCGATACATATCGTAAGTTGTTCCTGAAGACCAAATTCTTTTTGGTACAACTTGTCTTGCATCAGAAGTATTGATTTTTTTTAATGCGACCATTGTATCCCAATAGTCATTCTCCTGATCAAAATTATCTTTTGGTGAAGGGGGATCAGTATCCCAATCAGATTGATAATCTGCTGGATTAGTTAATCCAATAAAAGAATAATATGAATTGCTAGCATTAGAAACACCGGCAATAAAATTACCAGCATTTAATATTCTAATTTGGTCAGTTATAATGGCGGCCATTTGACGGACTTTTTTCTTTATTTATTAGAGATTAAACAATGTAATTTTTAAATTTCAAGAAGTTTGATCTTGTAACCATTGTTGAAGTAGAAATTCCAGATCCTTCTGCATATGAAGAATAGGAATTTTCCTTGCTTCTTGCATCTATATCAATTCTTCCCCAACTAAATGATCCAAAGAAATCTGAAGTTGTAATCCCAGAGAATCCATAATTAAATTGATTTACTTTGGCAAACACTCTACGCACATAAGTTGAAATTCCAGATATGCTTGTGGAAATTGAAACTGCACTATCAACTTCATAAACATTATCTGCAAAAACAGTTCCTAGTCCTACTGTATTATTTAAGGCATTCAAAGATAATACGGAAGTTGAACTAGATCCAACATTAGAATTTTTAACAACAAAGTAATCATTTTTACTAATAGAACTAATAGTCAATGCTGTTCCTGCAATATTAGAATCTCTAAGGAAAGAATCGTATGGAATGTGAATATCAAAGATAAGTTGTGTTCCAATTCCAACAGTAGTAGTTCCAAATCCAACAATTACACCATTATCCCCAGAGTACGTATTTACAGATACCTCTTCAGTATTATGCGATGGTGGTGCGATTAGAACAACAGGAGCACTAGTATTAGTATATCCAGTTCCAGCATTGGTTATCGTTATACTTGTAACAACTCCTGCAGTAATAAATGATGTTGCTATTGCAGTTGTTCCAAGTCCAACTGATTGAACTGTACTTCCAATAGTCACTATGGGAGCAGAACTATATCCAGATCCTCCATTAGAAATAGATATTGAGGATATCGTTCCCAATCCGGTAACAATAGCAGTTGCAGATGCACTTACTTTAGAATCTTGTGTAATAAATTTGATTTTCTTTTGGAATGTTAAATCGGTATCATTTTCATTTTGTGAATCAAATGTTGGTCTCAAACTATCAACATAAATTGCCGTAGATCCAATTCCAACAGATTTAGTAATATATGCACTTGGATTAATAACTGGTTCATACAATTCTCTATTTTTACCAACAGCAATTTGATCTACAAATACATCTTCAGTTTGTCTGCACCAAATAACTGGTCTTTCTAAAGTGACATCACTCGTATTTCCAGGTCCGAAATATGGATTAGTTCCAACAGAATTTGTAGATTTAATTTGATCAACAACTCTTTCATCCTCTTCCAAAGAAGATGCTTGATTAATAGAAGAATCATGTTTAATTTGAAGAGTATCACCTTTCTTTACAGTTTCAATAATATTTCTAAAAATTACATCAGTATCACCAGTTCCTTTATAGAACAAAATATTGACAATATCTTCAAATTTAATAGATTCCGTAAATGTTATAATACTTCCACCATTGAACGTGTATCCTCGACCTGGAACTTGAAGTACATCATTTACAAATACAAGAAGGACATCTTGAACGTCAATCTTTGATCCCTTCCCAGCAACAATAGAAATTGAATTTCCTGCCAAAGAAAGTGGGAAGTCTTTTCTAATTCCATCAATAAAATCATTAATATTATCCAAAACCTGAAGTTGACCAATAGACCATCCTGAAAAATTATCATTAAAAATTTCGTCTATTGTTATTTGAAACTCATTAGAAGTAGAGAATGATGATGTTGTTGGTATTCCTGTAGTTCCGCCAACTGGAATAGTTAAAATTTCACCATTTCCAAATCCATATCCTGTATTTTTAAACACAAAGTCAATAATACTAGATCCTTGACCAACAACAATGTCCACTACAGCACTTGTTCCAACGCCAACAATACTTGATGCTGAATACTGTAAGTTTATATCTGAATAACTTAATGGATCATCAAATACAACAAACGGTTGATTTGTTGAAGTATATCCAGATCCAGGATTTGTAATAGCAACACTTACAATGCTACCACCACTAATGGCAGCAGTTCCAATAAATTTAATATTTCCATTTCCAGTACTAGATGTTCCAACACCAACATTGACTACAGTTTGAATTCCCACTCTATATCCAGAACCACTATTCCCAATACTAATAGATGATATTGTTCCCAAACCTGAAACAATAGCAGTTCCTCCAGCTGAAATCAATGGTTGATATCCAAATCCTTCTGTTGATGCGACAGAAACAATAATTCCTCCTTTGGGGAAACTAGAAATTCCAACATCAGGTCCGAGTGGAGTTGTATTTGTTCCTTGGAATGTAATTGATGAAATTCCAGAAGATTCTGAAATAACATATTGTTTTGTTACTCCAGGAGTTTGGAATATGTCATTTATGAGAATAATTCCATTTTCTGTAGAAATACCAGAAACATTAGAGTTATTTTGCTTTAATGTAAATTCACTTTTAGTGGCATTGAATTGATCGGAAATACTATCAAAAATATAATTTTTAGAATATGATTCATCACTAGAATTTGGAACACCAGATCTCATAAAACTTCTACCTTGGAAACTAGAACTTGTTGTTATTCCAGTCCAATCTCTTTCATCTGGTGCATTTGTTGTAGATCCAATTGGAATACTACCAAACGGTGCCTCAACAAAATTAAGTTTATTATCAACAATATTATAGTTTCCTGAAATTTTAGTGACTAAAGTTCCTGTTCCATATCCAGATAATACAGTTCCTAACCAAGGTCTACGAACTCTAATTGTATTTGTACTACCAATTCCCACACCTTCTATTTTCATTATTTCAGATCCAATTTGTATCAAGTCTGATCCAAAGAATGATGTTATTCCACTAAATGCAATTACATTATCAACGTCTCCAACTTGACCGGCAAGAGTTGTTGTTACTGCTGTAGATACAATTGGTGATTGAATAACATTATCAAGAGCAACAACAACTTTTGCATTTTGATTTGTTGATATAAATCTATGAGAAGTTCCAATACCAACACTTTGAAGTTCAACTATCTCAGGAATTAATTTAAGTGCATTTTCTGCACTTGTAGAAATTTTAATATTGTTGTCATCAACTTTAAAAACAAATAAATTTTCATCTGGAAGGAATGTGGTATTTGATGTTCCAACAAAACTAGTTACTGCAATACCAATAGCAGATGTGGCTGTACCTACATGATTATATTTAATTTTTTCACCACTTACAAAGAAGTGATTTGGAATTTTAATAGTATTTGTTGTCGTATTAACAACATCACTATTATTACCTAAGAAATATCTTTCAAAGATTGGTTCATTTTCATGAGTTAATTCAAACTCTCTCTTAATATCAGAATCTGTTCCAAAATATTCGCCAATAGCATCACCAATAAATGCATTGGTGAATGTCACTGCAGATCCTACACTTGTGTCTTCATTTGTGGTTAATGCATTCATATAAACATTAACAACAGAATTAATGCTTGGATTTGGAGTGAATACAAGAGAAACTGTTCCAGCTGCAGATACTCTTGAACCAAATGTTCCGAGACCAGCAGATGTTTCAATATTTGCATATTCGGTCATGTAAACTTCACGAGTTCCTGATGTATCAACATAATCATCAACTAAAACAATTTCAGATAGTTGAACATTGGAGTTGGTAGTATCTGTAACCTGTGCTATAAAATATGCTCCATCATAAGTGTTTATGTATTCTGCAACAGTGTTAATTCCTGGAGATCCTGATGCAGAGATGCTAGTTGTTCTTCCTTCAATCTTAGACCTACTTAAATCAATTGTTCCAATCCCAGTAAATGTATCACTAGAAAGACCAACT